AAGAAGCTCATCGTATTCTTCTTTTGTTGTTTCCTGATATGGGGCTTGCTTATACGAGTGTTCTGAATGAGGCAGGAATGAAATACCAGATACTTCATCAAAATAATGATATACCCATGCCCCAACCTCCATCCACTCATCTTCCTTAACAGAAACTGTAATAGATGGCTTATGCTCACACCATGAACGTTGGTAAACCAACCATGTGTTTAGATGATCTAATGCGGTTAAATCATTTCTAACAATTGCACCCTCTGGTGCTTTTACTGGAAACGAAAATACATAGGTATCATTTGGCTTCATTACATCATCTTCTACTGGAATTCCGACTTCCTTTAAAAATGTAGAGATTGGATCCCCCTTTGAGCCACGAACTGTACGAATATAGTATGGTGAATGCCAAGGATGCATTCCTGAAGATACCCCGACCAATTGAGATACTGTTCCTGAAGGTTTAACACATGTAATAGCTGCAGATTCAGAAATCCCAATTTTCTCAGCCTCTTTTTTATTAATTTCACGAGCATGTTCACGAAGACCAGAAAGAGTCTTCTCTAGTTTATCAAGGCCCTGCTTTCCAGAAAATAATTTGTGTCCAAATTGTCCCGTTAGCGAAACTCCAAGCAACCTTTCTTCTTCAGTATTGTCCTTCCAAATCTTACGAAGGTATTTAAAATCTGTTAGCGTCGATTGCCAGGTTCCAAGAATTGTTGCAAGGCGTACCTTATTTGTAACATCTTCAACTGTATCTTTTTCACGTAATACGACTTCTGAAAGATTACAAAACTGATAAGGACGGAGAATAATTTCCGAGCAAGGGTTGGTTCCATAATGTATTTCAGGGTCCCTCCGTCCATACTTTGCTGCTTGTGCTTGTGCTGCTGCAACATTGTAAATGCCACGTTCTCCTGACTTAGAGTCATAAAGGTTTTTCCATTCTGCTATAAACTGCTCCATTTGTGGCTTACGAGAATATGCCACAGAGTTATTTGATAATGCACGTTGTGTATTATTTTCCCACCAGTTACCAGATTTTGCTGCCGCCATCTCAATATCGTTAATATTAGAAAGAGAAATCATTGCAGAACGACGAACTCCGCCAACAACTACAACTTCGCCAATCTTACACATAATGTCATGACACTCAATTGGTTTTAACTGACGACCAACTGCATTCTTAAATTTTGAAATTGTAAAATCAAAAAGATTTATAAGTGGTTGTGGTCCAGATGAACGACCACCCATTGTCTTAAGACGTGCACCTGCTGGACGCACCTTAGAAACATCAATAGCTGGAATATGACCAGTCCATAACAATGCCAAAAGCTCACGATATGCCTTAGCCCATCCTTGTTTTGAATCTTCTACAACAATTACTGTATCTGATTTTTCTAAAGACTCTGGAACGGAAGGAAGTTTGTTAACATACTTATACTCAACTGAAAATCCTACACCAGTTCCACACATCAATATATACATAGTTTCGTCAAATGATCTAGCATTGTCTACTGGAACAAATGAGCAGTTATATCCTGCAACATGATCTCTATCCAATGCAGCACCTGCGGTCATTACTGATCGCATTGATGGCATAACGTTACGATCATACACTGCTTGTTTTAATTCTTCAACTAGTTTATTGTCTGGAAAATAATTAAAGCTTTCAAGGTGGGAAAGCATAAATCTAAAATATCTATCTACTGTTTCACCCCATGTTTCACGACGGTTCTCTTCTGGGATCCATCTTGCATATCGAGACAACGCAATAAAATTTTCATATGGGTTTTCAATAGATTTAGACATTTTTAAAATAACACCTTTTCTCCGCCCTGCGGTTTATATTTTTAGTTGAAGTCTTATTCTACCAAACTTTTATTTAAAGAGGAAGGGGTTATGAAAATTTTTTTTCTAAATGCTTAAATGCATTCTTGGTCAACTGAGTCCAATTATATTCTGCATGAATTTTAGTTGACTGGGCAAAATAATAACCAGATAAAGCTTTGTAGTTTATTGCAGCAAAAACCATTTGATCTTCTAAATCTTTTGCATCTGGTTTATAAAAATTTCCTAAATGAGGATCTCCTATTGCTTTAGGAACTCCATCTGTTTCTGCATCTGTAAACCTTGACTTTAACTTTAATGGACCAACAAAATTTTTATAATGCGCCCAATCATAAGTAGTTATAACTGGCATACCAGTTGCTAATCCTTGTAGAGGAATAAATCCAAATCCTTCTCCCCATGTTGGGTATACCAAAACGTGGTGGGAATGATAAAGGTCTACTAATCTATCTATTGAATACTCTTCTGTAATAACATTAATATTATGATACTTATGTTCTGGCAATGATAATATCTTATTTTCATATATTCTAATAGTATGTGGACCAATTGATTTTATTGTTAATTGATAATCTGAGTTATTGCCGAATAACTTAATAAATGTGTCTACTACTAACTGCCCGTCTTTTCTTGGAGCAGGTTCACCTACGTGTAAAAATTTTAACGGTTTACCTTCTTTAACAATTCTCTTAACTGGCTTCCAAATATCTTCAATTCCATGTGGATAAACATATATTGGTTTAGTTATTCCATTTTTTCTATATACATCTGCACACCAATCAGATGTTGCCCAGATCTCGTCACACAGATTCATTCTTTCCCGCCACTCATTACGAATTTTCGTAGATTCCCACGGAGTATAACCAATCTGATATTGATTTTTATGTAATTTATAATTATGAGGTTGTGTAAAATTTAATTGAATATCAGCTTTAGGATTTGCAAAATCTACTTTATGTCCTAATTCTTGTAGTGTACGCACAATATTTTGACCAGCATACCCAAAACCTACTGCTGGATTCAATCCCGCCCTAATTGTGTAATAAGATATATGCATTTAATTCCTAGTCAACTGGCTTGACACCTTTTGCCAAACAATGCTATTATTATAGTTCGTTATCTCTAAAGGAGGAAATGCCAATGGAGAATATCAAACAACGTTTGAGCGAAGTTGCTCATAACTGGTCGTATATAGGAATGATAACATTATTCCTGTTTACAGTCCAGCCTGGTCCAACAGCAACTCAAGCTTTACAGGTAGAAGTGCCTGTAAAATCAACAGTACAACTAAAGAAAGAAACCTTAGAGAAGTACAGCACTACTGTGTACAAGCCTTCTGAGACGCTAACAGACGGAGAACTAAAAGAACTTCTATCAGCTGTTGGCTTTGAAGGAAAAGCCCTTAAACAGGCTTGGGCTATTGCGAAGGCAGAATCTAATTCTAGACCTATGGCTTACAATGGTAACAGGAAAACTGGAGACAGTTCCTACGGAATTTTTCAGATTAATATGTTGGGACAACTCGGCATTGATCGTAAAGAAAAATTTGATCTAAGGTCAAACATATTATTGTTTGACCCAGTAATAAATGCAGAGATAACGTACTATATGACCAAAGGCGGTTTAGATTGGTCTGCTTGGTCTTCATTAAATGGAGAGCGATATAGGGAATTTTTATTAAAGTTCCCACATTAGGAAGGAAGGTACATGAAGATACAATACGTGTCTAAGTACCTCACATTGTCAGAAAAGGGTCTTGTTCCACGGCTTCAATGCCCAATGGATCAGGGCCCTTTAATGTGTAACGAAAATAATGAGGGTATAATTTATCTATACTGTTTATCTTGTCAGTATAAAAATAATATGGGATTGGAGGTTTATGAGCGAATCAAAAGAGCCGTTGATTCAAACTGACGGCGGGACAATAAAAGAAACTGATGCCATGGGGCGTGAAAAGTTTTGGGAAGATTTAGGAAGACCTGAAGATGGAAAATAAAGAAGAACCTTTAAACCTAGAGGACAATCTGCCTATGGTTAATTACATCATGCTTCACCGTATATATGACTTATTGACTTTAATTGCAAACAAAATGGTAGGATCAGAAGATGTTTCTAAAATGGTTGAGTATCATAATCAAGGGTACCTGCTTGGTCCTACGCCATCATTTAGTCCGTCAGAAAATGATGAACAAAATCCTTGACTTTGAAATTTAAATATTTTATAATTTAATTGTATTGGTTGTAGCATCCCACCAAAATTTGCTCCCAATACATGATCGCAAGATCAGCAGAACCCAATCGGATCCGCCTCTGATTGGGTTTTGTCTTTTATTAGCGGGTTTTTTGTTCGCAGATAATTTCATATATCAAATCATCAACAACTGACGGATCTTGCCAATAATCATATATTCCATGATTCACCATCACGTCTGTTATTCCTTCAGATTCCATATTTAAAATCTTTTTTTTAACAGTATCTCTGCTTCCATATACTGTCCATCTTTTAACTCTTGGCCTATCTTTATAATTTTCTTCAATAAATGATCTAGCCTCTTCGTCTGTATCTCTAATTAAAACCTGAGCGCTAACCATTCTTTTTTTATAATTTAACAGATACTGATCTTGATAATCAATATAATCATCGTACATGCATAAAATTATATCAGTATGATGTTTGGTTTCTTCTATTAACTTCTTATTTTTTGTAGACACAACAATAGGTGGCTTGTTTTTAAGAATATTAGAGTCTACAAATTTATCTAGCCAAATAGGGACATAATCCAATCTACCTGGAGGAGTAGATATATCTATATCAACATCAAAGCAGGGATCTGGTTCTTGTTCTGCCTCTAAAACCTCTCCTGAAACTATATTTAACATAATTCTATTTTGACAAATTTCGTTGAATGCTGCTATCTGCATAGCAAAATACCTAGGACTAATAGCGTATGGCCTTATAGCAATCATATACTTAATCTTATGTCTTGGATCTACTGTTCTTGCCGCTTTAATTAAATAATCCGAATTAAAATCTTTCCATGTAAGAAGAATTGACTGGTATCCAAATTTTTCTTTATCAGAAAACAATTTTCTAAGCTCCATTGGTGACAAGAACCTCTGTCTATGCATCCAGTGAAAATTTAACATTATACGTTTCTAATCTTTATGCTTTTAACTTCATGTTCGCCAATCTTTTCTTCAAAATGATTGGTAGCATTTCTATAAAAGTTAGTCCACTCACCCTGCTTATTTTTTTTACTTACTTCTTTAGAGTACTCTGAATAGTATTCAAAATCTATTTGCATTTGATCTGTAGAAACCC